CGTACCACCTCCACCGCCGCTGCCGATAGAAATTACCTCTTCTCCAGATGATCCACTCTTCTTCATGAAGACTAAACCATCGTATGTATTTATTGCTAACTCCCCGAAATCTAAAGAACCGGTATCAGGTATTTTGTTCGGAACAGAACTACGGCGTAGTTTAAGATATTGATTTGACATTTGCGAATAAATTATTAAAAGTAATTATATAATTACAATAATAAATATCTACAACGTTGGTATTATACTATAATTATTTTACTAAGTATTAGAATGTACCTAAATCAATCGATGTCGGAGTACTATTATCTCCAAATGTATCATATCCATTAATAGTTAATGATCCTGATACTGTCGGTGTTGACGTTACTATTACAGATCCAGATACTATAAATGACGGATTAGTAGAGCCAGTTAATATAAGTTGGTCAGTAGATGAATTATATTGAAGATTAGATAATACTTGTTTTAATTTTAATCGCGCCATATCTTAATTATTTATGCCCATTTACCAATTGCTATTACCTCATCATCTGCTTCTAATACATATCCTAATGATGTCGTATTAAATACTAATGTTACTGTCGTACCTACTTCCGTTAATGTTACTAAAGAAGATGGAACATACTGACCGTTTATAAAGAATGTAAAATCATTAACTGTTGTAGCAGGTAATCCTGATAGCGCAGGTGGTTGAAGTATATTTGCTGGAGAGAATATTGCTGTATTTGGTATTGTTATTGATGATGCTTGTTTAGTAATAGCAGTATTTAAATAAGCATATACCAATTGACTTATATTAGGTATTTTAGTAGTTCCGCCACTTCCTTGTCCGATTGCTACTGCTGTTGATCTTCCAGAGCTTACAGTAGCAGAATCTAATAACGTCGTTGATTCAAAGAAATTAACAACTACTTTATTTGGTGGTATTAATTTTTGAATGGAAGGTCTATTTCTTGCATCCTCATTTATTAAATATGCTTTAGTTGTAAATGAAAACTTTGCTTTTACAAATCTATCATTACCAATTTCATTACTTAATTCAAATGACGGGGCTGATATTATTGTTGGGAATTTTTGTGTATCTCCAAATGCCGTACCATTAAAAAACATAATTTGTTCTGTTAAATCATTCATTTGCTCTAAGAACTCTGTCCAACAAATAATATCGTACGTTACATGAATAAATCTAGGAATATCTAAAGCATAAAATTCTCTTATAGGAACAGTATTAGTTAAAATATCAAAGGGAGTATATTTATTCTTCTGAGAATATTTTCTTTCAAATACCCATTGATTGCCTTCATTCTTCAATACATCATTCTTTACATAATCTTGTCTTTGCTCGAATCCTGTTCTGTTAATAACTATTACAGGAGCCATTATCTTATCGTTATTATCTCTTAAAAATCCTTGAGTTTGCACGCCGCTCCATTTTTCTGGAGTAGCAAATATTACAGGGACTTTTTTAGATCCTTGGTTTGTATTTATTTGTACGTTAATAACATTTTCTAGATGCCATTTAATAGCAGCATCTACATCATATAAACCAATCTTGACTGCCCTTAACGATTCATCCGTTTTTACCTGGTTTACACGCTCGGTAGGATTAATATTATCTCTATATTGGTTTTGACGCTTTGTAATTTGCTTTGCCATTTATTTTAAATATTAAGTGGAAGATCATAATCCTCCTTATTAACTCCATAATTCAAATCCAATAATTGAAGTTGCGATTCTCTCATTTGATGACCATTACATATAAATGATAATGAAGCACCAAAATTACCACCCTTAACCCAAGTATCGGGATTTTTACCAGCAAAGTACTGATTTTCCGTTGTATTATCAATTTCGTAATACTTATCATCCCAATTAATAACATCACCAATCTCCGGTACTAAATTTAAAACTAACATTGAATCTTTTAAAATATAGAATTCAATTGCTACTGCAGCATCAATACCTGCATCGGTTTGAATTGCATCATTAGGACTTCTATTAATATATATAGGAACTTTAACTGGTTGATAATATATTTTAGATACACCTTCGCCATATAAATTAACACGAGATTGATCTAAGGCAAATTTATAATAACCTACCTCAGTATCTACTAACTTATAAACTAATTCTCTGTTTATTTGTGTAATTAATGATGCGTCTCGCGCTGATCCGAATAATGACATTATTTATTTTTTCTCTATTAATTGTATTGTATCTTCTCTAACTATAAAGCCTACTAAACCATACACTTTATATTTCATAGAATCGCCCAATCCTTTTGTAGCAGTTTCTTTAATATCAAATAATGAAGCTAAAGGATCTCCTTTATATGATAAAAACTTAATCTTTAATTGAGCGTAATCATATATAGCATTATTTCTTTTTTCTACTTGATCTGAATGCTTTGGTTGCGCAGTTACGATATAAGGTACTGCACGAATTTCATCGTATGCATCTGATAATTGAGTTTTTTCTGATTTAACCTTCACGATTATCATACACTCATAAAAATCAAGTTGCTCTTCTTTAAGTATCTTTTTTATTTTCATAGTATTATTTCTACCCCACATAAATTTTGAGAGGTATCTTGTTTAAAGTTTCGATAATAGAATCATTCTCGCTTTTTTGTTTTTCCAATTGAGCTTGACGCGATACTTTATCTAACGTTGCTCTTAATTGTTCTACTAATGTTGTTTGCTCTTCCCTTCCTTGGCTTACTAAATCCTGTCCATTAAGGGTTATTTCTGAATTTGGAATAGGGATTGATGAATATTTATTACGAACATTGCCTAAAGTTTCCTTTGCTAATGCTAAAGTATGCTTTAATATCCATTGCTTTCCAATATCATTTATTTTAGTATATTGAAGTTTAAGGAATGGAGCATTACTCATATCAGAAACAACTCCTGATGTAGTAATATTACTTAATGAACTTCTATCTGACTCTAATATATATTGAAAGAACAATTTAAAATCGTATGTCGGTATAGGAAATAACTTTAATTGATTACCAATTAATTCAAATGAATATGATGACCTTCTTATTTGGTCATTAAATTCAATTGCTTGTAATCTTAATAAATCAGAATACATTGGCATCATTAAAAATGATACTCCTGGAGAATAACTTCCCCAACCAAAAGATTGCAGCATTTGTTGTGACCCCATACCTGTTCCTACGAAAGGATCAAAGTATCTTACAATAGCGGGAGGGCCATCATGAAATATTCTTTTAATTTCAACACTTTCACTAGGATGAACTATATCCCTAAATAAAGTATTAATATTATAATTTTGTTGTCCTGTATATATACTTAATGAACCTGTTTTCCAAGCTAATCTTCCTCCTACACCTGCTTCAGAACCATATTCTTTAGCTATTTGAAGTACTCTTCCTAAGTTCGGAGCAATATTTGTTTGAGATATATTTGTTGTAGTACCTATTGAAGATCCTTGAAGATTAATAAAATTATCAACAACATTATATTCGTTAATGATATTTCCAAACTCTGATGTAGCTTGCTCGAAACAAGCAAAGAATGATCCAGATTGAAGCTCTACATCCATCATAGGATATCCTAATCTTCTTGCACAAAAGTCTGCAACTTTAGGCGCATCTGATAAAAATTGCGCGTCAGAATCAAAATATCCAAATGGAGTAGACCCTGATGCTGTTCCAATAGGTAATCCTTGCCATATCGCAATATCGATAGTTAATCCACTCATAGTAGTATTCTCTTTTATATAATTATGTATAAACAGTAAAATAGTCCCAATTAAGGACTATTTTATCATTAAGACTCTTTATTACGTAATTCTTCAGCCTCTCTTAACTTTTTAGTTATTGGAGATTCTGTTTCTGTATCAGGCTTAAATGACGTTGCGTAAGGATTGGAATATACTTTACCAATTTCAAATCCTTGCTGTTTCATTTCTGCTAAGGCATTTGCTAATGCTTCATCTGTTATTATCATGTTAATTCTTTTATATAATTAATGATATACTCATTATCTTCGCCAGCTAAATTTTCAAAATACTTATCGATGTATTCTAGATTAGGTCTTTGAAGTTTTACTATAATAGGTATATCATTAACGGTTATACTAATTTCATATCTTTTGTTAGTTTCCATATTCATAATCAAGTATTTTGCCTACTAAATCTGAACGATGGTTCTCTTTTAACTTAATCCATTTAATTTCATCTATTTTTTTAGATAATTCAATTGCATAAGTTAATCCATTTAATTCTCCTGAGGTAGTCTTGATATCAGTTTGCTCGTTATCACCGTTTATAATTATTTTACCTGTCTTTCCTAATCTAGTTAAGATGGCTAGCATTTCTGCTTTGGTAAGATTTTGAGCTTCTTCTACTATTAAAACATCATCAACTGTCTTACCTCTAATAAACTGAATTGGTAATGCCTTTACTTTTTCATCTTGAATTAGCTTTTGAACTTCTGTCTTATCAGAACAACACTTGTTTAAATTTTCAATAAGAGCTTCCATGTAAGGATCAAATTTTTCATTTAATGCTCCAGGTAAAAATCCTAAACTCTTACCTACTTCAACTGCTGCTCTAGTATTATAAATACACGCTATTTGTTTTTTCTTTAAGAAATCTAATGCTGTCTGCGCACAAACTAAACTCTTACCACTACCAGCTCGCCCAGTAACTATAACTATTTGATTTTCAATTATAAGTCTTTTGGCTTCCTTTTGTTCTTCGTTTAACTGTATTGCATTAATCGATTTGATTTCGTTCTTTCTTTCACGGGTTTCCGGTTTCATAAAATTTTAGGATTGGGTTTGGTTTATAACTATTTATATAACTAATTTAATATAAATATTTACCATGATAGAAAGTAATACGGCTATTTTACATACTATAATTAACATTATATATCATAATATCACTTTTTGGAGATCGTTCTTTAGATAGCACGTATAGCCATAAAAAAAGGCAGAATTACTTCTGCCTCTCTTTATTATCTTAAACTAAAATTAGATTCTGTTTAAATCAGTGATTCTAATCAAACCATAAAATTCTGGACGAACTATCTTCTTAGCATAACGTGTCATTACACCTTTTCTAGGAGTAAAGTTATTTGGATCGTAAACCAAAGGAGTCATAATCAAAGGAACATAAGGAGCATAAACTGCACCTGTTTCTAAGAATTGAGTACCACGGTAACCCATTAAAATAGTGCTTTCTAACATATAAGGATTTTTATAAACTTGGAAACGATTATTCATCATACCAACTTTTTGTACACCCATTGCAAATTGCATTTTATCACCATTAGTATCTGCAGCATAACCTGAGATAGATTCTAATATAGTAGCAACGTCAGGAGAGCAAACTAAGAAGTTAGCACCACCACGCATTGTTTTTTGGTGAATTTTGTTAGATACCTTTTGGATTTTAGTTCCTAAAGTTTGGAACCAAGTTTGTTGATTGTAGAATGCACCCGTAGCTGCTGCTGTCTGAGCACTAGAAACTAATACTGTTTGACCAGCTGCATTTACATCTACTGTAGTACCTAATACTGCTGACCAAGCATCAACTGTTACTGCATTTTGAATCAACATATCTAAAATTTCTAAATCAATTTCTTGAGAAATATATTCAGATAACATTGAAGTTAATTCAGCTTCAGCATCGATAGCGTGATAAGCATTTAAATCTTGAGCAAATTCTGGAGTCCAGATAGCTTTTAATTTACGAGTCTTAGCAACGATTGGCTCACTACGTAATTCAACGTTGATTTCAGGAATGTTAACGTTAACATCAACTGCACCAGCATTTGTAGTAGAATAACCGCCATTATTTACTGCACCAGCTTCAAAATCACCACGACCGTAAGCACTAGGCTGAACTGCGTAGAATACTGTAATACCTGCTGCTGCATTAATACCTGCTAATGCTGCAGGTGCTGAAGCTGATACTACGAAAGTAATTTGTGAATTATCGCTGTTTATTCTAGTAAACTGAGGGAATACTGTAACTACACCAGCAGAACCAGATAAGTTAAATGATCTAATACCTTCGAAATCAAAGTTAGAAATTGATGCTGAAGAAATTGTAACTGTTTTTACGGTTGAAGCTGCTGCTGCAATTGATGCAGAATAAGTATTATAGAATCTTGTATCATAATTGTAATCAGATGCTACAAGTGAACCAGTTGCATAAGCAGTACTAGAAGGAGTTGATCCTGAAACTAATGCTGAACTAGAAACGGTATTGATTGAATACCCAAATCTACCTGCACCATAAAGACCTTGGCTTGGATCACCTGTATTTTCCGTAACACCAAATACTGAATTGTTTTGGTAACCAGGATTACTTGGTGACTGTGAAGTATTTGTAGTAGAAAAACCTGCATTGTTTGTAGTACCATATTTGAAATCTAAGTAAAATACTAGACCTGATGGTAAAGACATTGGTTGAACACTAACGAAGTCTTTTGCAGCGATTTCGCTGAAAATACGACGTACTAAAGGTAAAGCTACACCTGACCATTCTTCTGCGCCAGCTGCTGTACCTGTTCTGCTAGATTCAGTGATTAACTGCTTAGCTTGATTTTCTAATAAGATTGATATGCTAGCTTTATCATACTCGCTATCAACACCTTCTAATAAACCGGTTTTACCCCATTTATTGATTAAACCTTTAGATTCTTCTAAAAGTTGGAATGATCTATCTTGCGTAGAAGAAACGATCTTTTGAATTGCATTTAAATTACTCATAGTAATATATTTTGTTTTTTTGTTTTTAATTGTTAATTATTTAATTATTTACCTAAACCTGCTAATTTTTTAAATCTTGCAGCAATTTGATCGCCTTCAGATAAAATAATTTGTTTAGCTGGTCTTGTTGACGCAACTGGTTTACTTGCAATAGATTCTCTTACTAAAGTTTTCTTACTAGCAAATGATTCTGATAAAGTAGTATAAACTAATTTAACTTCTCTAATTGTTCTAGCACGATCGAAAGTATCTATTACTTTAATTTTTTGTGATTCATTTAATGAATGAGCTTTAAATAATTTATTAGTAAATAATAATTTAGCATTAAGCATATTAACTTCGTTTAAGCTAGACTTCATTATTTTAATAGCATTATAAGCTTCTTCTAATTCATTTTTTAATCCTGCAATTTCTTGCATAATTTCTTCTTTGTCTTTAGGACTTTTGAAATCATGATCCATATCAGATTCTTCCATTTCTTCTTTGTCATCACCCATCAATTCTTCTAATAAAGCATCGATGTCGATTTCTTCGTCTAAATCTTCTGAACCCGGGCCTTCTTGTGAACCGAATGGCTCTTTGCTCGTTCCTGCTACATCTTCTTCAGGAGTGTCTTCTAATCCATCTTCTTCTTCATCTAACTGACGTAAAATTTCTGATAAATCGTATTCATCTACTAGTTCTTCTTCTTCTGCTGGAAATTCTTCACCTTCTGGTGCTGTTTCTTGTCCTGGCAAAGCTTCACCTGCATTGTCTACGTGATATGCTTGACCACCTAAGTTTAAGTCACGGTCTTCTCCGCCTTCTATACCTGGTTCCATTTCGCCATCTATTGGCATTTCTTCTTCATCTCCAAATTCTTCTTCTCCTTCTTCCTCTAAACGTTGAGAAATCATAGATTGGATTCTTGGTTGGAAAGCTTCTTCTAATGCTAATTTAGCGTTAGCGATAGCTGTTTCTTTTACTGCTCTTGCATCAGCAATAGCTTCTTTTAATAAGTCTGAGTTTGACATTTTTTATTTGTTGTGATTTTTTGTTGTCCGCGAAATTTATTCGATATAGTTATTAGGAAACTACAATAGCGGTACTTAAGATATTCGAATCCTATATTAAAATAGGATATTGGAATTTAATATATATATTACCGAATGTATAAAAACAGTATTACTTTTTAATTATTTTTCGTATATTCAGTAAAAAAGCCCTAACTTAATAGAGCTTTTTAATTATTTCTTAGTAATACCTGCTAATTTTTTAAATCTATTTGCATCTCTTTCATTTATCTCATGCGAAATAACACTTCTTCTATTCTTTAAATAATCATCTTGATTATCTACTTTACCATCATTATTAATATCTTGGTCTTCATGCCCTACAGCATCTAATTCATTTTCATTTATCTTATAATATTTATTTAATACATTTCCGATATCTTCATAAACGCTTTCTAATCTTTGCTGTAATGTATTAATTTCTCCTGCAGTTTTTTCAAATAATTGCATTGAGCTATCTAATCCTTTCATATGACGGCCTACTGTAATACCATCAAAACTTCCTTCTGTTTCCTGTAAAGTCATATCTTTTGCTTTACTTACTACATCTTTCATTTCGTTAGTAATTTTACGTAATTCATCAGCTCTATAAACATGCTTACCATATTCATTAAACTTACCAATCATTTCCATTACTGCTTTCTTTTCTTCTAGAGATAATTTTTTCTTTTCTTGTGACATTTCTTCCATACCAGATTCTCTTATTATTTTTCTTATTGGGCTGTTCATATTATAATTCTCCTTTATATGGTTTACCTTTTTCGTCTGAATCTATTCTTTCGATTCCAACATTTATAAATTGAATTGGTTTTCCTACTTTATCATTAACAACTAAGAAATTAGTCATTGCGGTATTCATGATTCTAATAATATAGTATTGACCAGGCTTTCCTTCAAACTCTACTTTAAATCCTGGTTGCACTTTATAATTAAGTGTCTTAGGTGTCGGTGGAGCAGGTGCTTCCTGAGGTTCTTCTGGAACGTCATTTGCCATTGGTCTTACTTGTGGTCTAGCTGGCGGAGTAGGTCTTTGTTGAGGTCTAGCCGTTTGAACGCTTGGTCTAGTAGGTACAGGCGCTCCTGGCATTCCTGGCTCTGCCTCTTGTAATCTTTTACGATTTGGATGAGCATGCGTTACAACACCTAAAGCACCGAATGCTTCTTTTAAAAGACTCTTAAGTTTTATATTTTTATCTTTTGACATTTTTATGTTATTTAAAATCCGATATAATATCTGTAATAATCTTTTCTACAGAATAATATTTATTTGCACCTGCTTGTTGTCCCGAGCCTTCATTAATAGGTCTTAGATATGCTCCTTGAGTCGATGGGCTAGATACAAAATCAAAGCATAATAAATTAAAATCATCTCCTACTTGTACATGTCCTTGTTCGTCAATTGGTTTTACTGAACCTAATCCTCTTGAGCTAATCCCTAATTTAATACCGGCTTTGAATAATTCTTTTAAGATATTTCCTGACGGAGTTCCTAAAATTTCAACCGTACCAACTAAATCATCGCCTTCAAAATGCATCTCAGTTATGTTATGAGAAACGTTATTTAAGTTAATTACTGATGAGTCTGGATGATCTAATTCTCCTAATGCTCTTCTTTCTTTAACTTCTTGCGAAGAATATCTATTAGCTTCGCGCTCTAATATAGCACGAGGATAAGACCTCATATTATGATTATAAGCATCAGCTCGTTGTAAAGTACCTTGCACGATTAAACGACCTCCATTTTTTTCTAGAGATTCATTAATCATTTGAGGAGTTACTTCAAACGGAAGATAATCTATAAGTAAATTAGTATTCATAGTTCTTATTTAATATAATTATGATAACAATAACTTCTTAAGGCTATTAAAAATACTAATGCTTTCTTTTAGTTTAGCTTTTGTTTCTTTTCCTGGCTTATCCATTTCCTTAACTCCTTTAGGTTTGCCTTTGGCCATTTCCTTTTTATTTAAAGTATCATTAGCATTTTTCTTAGTAGCATCTTTCTTAGATACTTCCATTCCATTTGCTTTGTCTTTCATTTTATCAGATGTCTTATTTAATTTCTTATCTTTAACTTCTTTAGGAAGATCTGATCTTTTATTTGCCTTTACTTGTTTAGAATTGGCAATTAAATTACTATAAAACATAGGATCTTTCTTTAATTTCTTAACTGCTTTATCCATTGCCTTAACATAATCTTCTGTATCAACCATTTCTATTCTGATACCTTTTTTAAGTTCGTATGGATTTACCATATCTACATCAGACATATCTTTATGACCGTAATTAGTTTTATCAGCTTTCTTTTTGTCTGCAGGATCAGATTTTTCTTTTTTAGCTTCATTCATATTTTCAAACATTTCATATTCATCGCTATAAACATCTATGCTATCATCATAATCATCATCCCTATCATCTTCACCATCTATCACTGGATCTGAAAAGTTTTCATCATCAAAATCAAAATCATCTTCTCCTTCTTCTAGATATTGTTTTATAGCTTCATTAATAAATGAATTTGCTGCTGCATTAGCTTCCTTAAAATTGCCTACAAAATGAACTTCACGATTTGATGCATCTTCTGTTTCCCATTGATTTAATCCGTCAATAGTCTCAATTCCTTTAGGATCTGGATATGCAAATACATGAATAAATCCACGAACGTCTTTATCTATTGTAGAATATTTATCTGCACCGCCTTTCATAGGATTGAATGATCCTTCACTTACTTCTTTAGTTATAAACTTAACTGATATAATTCCTTTAGGAGGATATATATGTGGTTTATATAATTCTTTATCAAGTATAGCATTAATAGATTTACTCAGACCTTTACCATAATCTACAAATCCTTGTATTTCATATGGTTTGTTAGGATCTAATCCAGACTGTTGGGCAGCATTAGGGTCTATTTTTACAAAATCTCCTATCTCAAAGCCATTATGCATATCTACTTCTTCAAAGATTTTTAAAATATCACCTTTAATTGTTATTTTATTATTAAGTCTCATTTTATTATAGTTTTTTTGTTTATAGATTCATTATTCTTTTATACACAGATTCTTGTAAAGCTTTAGTATTTGTATTTTTCATATTAACCTTTTTCATGCCAAAAGCGGTAATAGCTTTTTCTGGTGCTTCATGACCAAAAGCATTAGGTGTTAAATATGCACCTGCTCCGCTTGAATTAGATTCTTCAGCTAACTCGTCTACATTAGAATCAAATTTAATATCATTATTCTTAAAAATGTTAAGTAATTCCTCTATAATATTCTTGTAATTAGATTTATATACGCCATTACCTAATGCATGTAAAATATCGTCTCGCATTACTCTGAGAATAAATATATTTTTCTGTAATTTTTGTTTTGCTAGGTAAATGTTGGGCTTAAGTACCTCAACATAATATTTTCCGCCATTATCATTGCCTTCTATATCATAAAGATTTACTTCATTGAACTTATCCTCGATTTCCTGTAAAAGTGTTTTGAATGCCATTCTAGTTAATTTTTTTAAGCTCTTTTACTAATTCAAAATATCTTAATAAAGATAATACGTGATTATCTTTTATAATTTTAGACTCAGTAATGGTTGTAAGTAAATTTGATACCTCAGATAATTTGATTTGAACTACTTGATTATCACAATTCTTAATACTTTTATCTAAATCAGTCTTAATAGTCTTTATAGATGTAATTACATATTCATATAATGCATTCTTATCATTAGGAGAATTTGTGATATATAGCTTTAATAATTGCTTTTGATTTGGATTAAGGCCATTATACTTATTATTAAACTTCTCTAATAATATTTTATATGATAATACTCTAATATCTTTATCTTCTTTGCCAAACTCCGATTCAATTAAGCTTTCAGCACTAGGTAAATCTTCTGGTTTTCTGATTAAATGTTCAAATATACAAGATTTAGAATCTACTACTTCAACAGGATTATCAGCTTCAGCATATTCAAATAACTTATATATACTTGCTAATACTTTATAATTATTTACTTTATGTTGAAAAAAGTCTTCTAATTTATAGCTTTCGCGAATACGCTTAATTAAACTATACTTAAGTTTTTCTAAAGACTCTTCATTAACATTCTTTCTAGACTTTATAACTGCTTCTAATAATTGGGTAGCTTTCCAATCGCTAGATAATTTTTCATTAGTTAACGTTTGATATAATTTTAACTCATGAGATAAGCTAGATTTATTAGAAAAGTATTCTTTTACAATATTAATTGCCTTCGAATCCTTATTATTCAAAATATCAGCAGTAATTTGTCTTACTAATAATTCAAATATTATACCAGTGTTACGAAGCTTATTATGTTTAATTTTTTTCATACAGTATTAGTACTATGTATATATTACATTAATAATTATTTGTTACGTTAACAAATCATTCAGAAATATTAGATTCATCTAAAAAAGTACCTGCATCTGGGTCAGACTTCTTTGGCATTTTTATACTTTCCAATATTAATTTCTTTGACTTGGCGTGATCATTGATTACGAATCCTAATCTCTTTGCAGCATCTTTGCTATTAGATTTATTTACATTTTCTTTTACTGATAAATCTATCGCAGGTTTAAATGAGGTTGAGCCTATTGGATCTCTTCCAAATATATGAGCATCAGTGCCATATGCTGAACCACCACCTTTTGGTCTTCCATTATTTTTTGGCTCTGTTTCTACACCGGCATTTCTTTTACTTACATGTAATGAAGCAATATCATGCGGAGTACCAAATGATTCTCCTGTAAGTAATGGATCATTCCCTTCTTCTTCGATTTGAGTTTGACGGAATTTATTTTTCATATCATCTAATACAGCATCTCTTTCATCTTGCCATTCATTGTCAGATAATTTAAATACATGCTTATAAATCCATCCTTCAGATAATAATTTAGATTCTTGCATTTCTTTTGCTAGCTCAATCTTTTCTTTCCATAATGCAAGTAATTCTTGCTCGTAAACAATTGATGGAGTAGTCAATGCTATTTCAAAATTAACTAAATCTTCGTCTTTATATCCTTGAGAGAATAAATGAATAACTGCTATTTTAGTAAGCTCTGAAACAACGATTCTTTGAAATCTTTCTACTGTTCTAGCAAAACGAACATCTTCAGCAGCTAATAAAGCTTTACCTGATATACCTTCATCAAAAGTTAAAAATGCTTTAGGAATCTTTAATCCTGCTAACATTCTATTCTTTAAATATTCAATATCTTCTATACCGGTAAATTCCATACCTGATAAAGTATCGATTTCAGTTCCTGATTGATTTCCTCTTACCGGAAGATAAAAATCCTCTAGCATATTCATTAAATTGAATTTTAAATCATAATCACCTGTTTGTTGATCAATATATGGTTGCTTCTTCATTTTATTCATGATTTGCTGCATATAGTTATCAACTTCACTAGTAGGAATATTTCCAACGTCAATTTTAAAAATACGTCTTTCAGGGGCTCTCATTACACGATGAATTAACATCGCATCTTCCATCATCGTAAGCTGTTTCCAAACTTTACGAGCGGGCTCTAACATTGACTTACCGTAAGGTAAAAAGTTTGAATCTGTTAATAAACGGAAATGAGCAATCTCGTAATTCTTATACTTAATTTTATTATTGCCCATAATAGAGAATTGAACGTGATAAGGATTATTTGGATCCGTGCCTTCTTCTCTAATTACTTCATATGCTGATAATGGAGTTACATTTACAATACCAATTTCTTCTCTAATATCTAAATATAAATACATATCACCATATTTATTCATACTTCTAATCCACGGCCATAAATTAAACTCTACATTTAAAATATCATAGAATAAATTCTCTAAAACTTTTTTAATAGTTTCATCAGAACTTTTGATAGTTAATATTTCATCATATTCATTTTTACGAGTTGCTTCATCAGAATAAATATCTAATGCTGCTGAAATAATAGAATCCATATCCATTATTTCGTAATCAGTATAAAGCTCTGTTCTAGAACTTTGATAATTATAGTTATTGTTATAAGTAGATATACTAGGTTTTATTCCATGTAGTCTAGTAAATCTATCTACATATTTAGATTGTTCGAGGTTACCTGCAGATTGTAATCTATCAGTATCTATTACTTTCAATCCTTTTCCGCCACCTACTCTTCGTACAATAACGTTATTTGAAAACAGTCTACCTAATCTTGCTGAAAGTGATTTATCTATTAATGACATTATATATCTTTATTATAATTATATGTTTATTGTAATATTGCCTGGTTTTTATAGTAACCAACTTATATCTTCATCTTTACCGCTAACTTTCATATTCCATTGATTAGCTTGAGTATTATTTGATAATCTGCTATATACAGGAGACGATTTGCCTATTAGCCCTACGGTTTTTCTGTGAAGGTCTAAACCCTGTTGTCTTAATCTTAATGCTGTATCACGCACCCAAAGAGCTATACAAAAAGAAATAACCAAATCATCATTATAACCATATTGCGCTTCTGGTCTTGAACCATGCCAAATAAAATTCTGTAATTCAGCAATCGTTCTTTTACTGTGTATAATAGGAGTCTTATCTCTCATATACTCAACTAACTTAGATATAATTAAAGGACGATTTCTTGTTGTTTGAGAAAATCCCGGAGTCATTTTAGATTTAGTCGCTAAATCATAACCGCTTGTTATTTGTTGTTGAACATCTATAACTGCTAAGTCAGCACTACTATAAAATAAATTAACATATCCTCTATCAATTGCGGGTTGAATTGCTGCCCATCCTATATTAGCATTTTCAATTACTAGTAAAGCATCATTATATTCCGTCGCTATCCCAACAAGCATATTTCCAAAATCTCTAGGATCTAATTTCCCTTTATATTCTGCGACTTGTTCTACCGTCTCTATATCTATTATATGGAAGGCGGAGAAATCTGAAGCATCACCCCTTGAAACGTCTGCAACCACCATATATGATCTGGTATAATCAGGGACTTTCCAAACCCATAAATTTCCATCATATCCTCTTTTTTCCATTGGGTCGCAACACATTTCTGTATCTTCCCAATAAGACTTTAAAATTAAAGGATCAATTACTGTATTACCGGATGTCGTGAAATCGCAATCACATTCTTGAGCTGCTAATTTTTCTCCTAATTCAGAAGATTGATCATCTCTCCAAGCTTGATGTCTATCTGGGTGTACTGACCAATGTAATTTAATAGTATGAAAGTTATTTTGCCCAGATTCGGCCTTTTGCCACATACGATGAAAAAAGTTACCCATACCATTTGGCGTAGATAACATAATACATTTACCACCTGTAGCCATAGTTTGTTGCAAACCACCCCAAAGTTCTTCGATAGTATTGGATTCAATAAATGCTGCTTCATCAATTACTAATAATGAAACTGCTTCAGAACGTCCTGCGCTTACTGATGTAGAAGATGCTTTTACTTGAGAACCATTAGATAATCTTAATGATAATTTATTATCTTCTGTAGATTGAGCATTTTGCTTTATCCAAGTCGGTAGTCCATCATACATTACCCTTACTTTGGTAACTAAGTTTCTTGCTACATCTTGTCTTGTTGCAATGACTAAGCAGTTCTTATCTTCATGAAAAACCATTAACCATAAAATATATCCTGCTGATAATGTTGATATACCTAATTGTCTGGACTTTAAAATGATATTTCTATCATTATCCCTAAAATCATATAAGCATTGTTCTTGGAATGGATATAAATCAAAAAGCATTTTCCCTTTTACGGGATGTTGAATAACGCAATACTTTCTCATAAAGTATACAGGGTCTAAAGCGCATTTTCTGTATTCTTCTTTAATTAAATCCTTTACATTCTGCGTTCCTTGGACTTTACTTTGATAATCATTTACGTCTGCCATATTAGAATAACTTAAATAATAATAATGTAGTTATAATTCCGGTTGCAAACATAAAAGGAGGTTTTTGATACCACTTTGGATTTACTGTATCATATAATTTCTTCCAGGTTTTAGAGTTTTCCTCTAGATTATTGATTTGAATTTTTTGACCTGCGATAGTTGTACTATCCATTTTCATTACACTCTTATAATCAATAACTACTGAATTAAATTCTTTAATTAATATAGTATTGATAGAATCTCTGTGTTCTAATACTATAATATTATTATAGATGTTAAGTATCTTCTTCTTAGAAAAACATGTATCTATGGGTTGTGTATATACTCTTGTTATTGTTGCGAATAAAAGAAATATTAAAATTAATAACTGTTTCATTGTTTATAGTTTTTTACTGCCAAACTCATTTAAAAATATAATGGCGTTAGATATACTAGTATCAAATGTAGGAGTCTTATTTAATTCTTCCTGCAAATTATTAATAATAATAGATCTATTTTGTATGTTGTTAATTACTTCAACTTTTTTAATTGCGATGCTATCTAATTTTTTAGATATGCTATCATTTTGTATTACTCGTTCTTCGATTTCGTTTTGTAATACCTTTACATTTGCATTTAAATCTGTGATGTAATTCTTAATATAAAAGAAAATAATCACAAAAACAAATAAATAAATAGTATTAATTAATATTCGATATTTCATTTTGTTCTTCTCCTAATAATTGAGCACTTATCTTTTGAAAGTCCTCTTCCATTAATTTACTTAATTCTTCTTCTTTACCTTGCCAAGGTGATTCCCATGTTTCAATAGTTCCATCTGAATTAACGAATTCTGCTTTTGTCATCATTTCTTGAATTGCTTTCATTTCTGATCTAGCATCCTTTAACCAAGATTGGATATTTGGTTTCATTAGATTTTTAGCATATTCATCAAACGTACCATTTAATCTATGTTCATGTTCCATATCAATTACACAATCAAAGCACATCTTAT